AGTGCTATTTAGGGTCTGTGTACGGCTTTGTTGCCACATTTGCGGTGTTAGCGAACCGTCTACGCTGCTTTGATTAGCTTGGTTATACATAGTGTCGGGTAACAGACGCCTAAACCCGTTAGGCGTATCGTACGACTGCTGATTTACAACTGTATCAAAATTAAACGTATGCGAAACGCACGGCCAATCTTTATCGCCTAAGTCTTCTAGCGTTGCGTTGGCGAGCGCGAAAAGTTGGCGTGATAGTTGGTCTGACGCCGTAGCTACAGCAGTAGGGCGGGGCAGTCCTACCTCATCGGTTACGCGTTGAGCGATAGCTAACAAGTCCATGACTGCCCCCAAGTATTATACGATTGGCAGACCGTCGCCGGGATCGACCTTTGCGACCTTTGCGACCTTTGGTGCTTTCGCATCCGCTTCTGCCACCTGTGCCGCCACCTGTGCCGCCACCTGTGCTGCGGTCTCTGCGGCTGCATCGCCTGCGGCTGCATCGCCTGCGGCATCGACAGTAGCGGCCAGCACATCGCTGATACCCGTCTGCTGCCGCATCAGCGCATCAAGCTGTGCCGACATCGCCTGCATCTGCGCGTCGCGCTCCGCAAGCTCTGCGCGTACAACGGAAAGCTCTGACGCAAGGGAAGTGGCGTAAGAACTATCCTCAGCGGCACGAAGGAAAGCCTGCGCCTTGTCGCGCAACGTGCGCCCGTCAGGGCCGACTACACCGAGCTTGGTATCGGGCAGGCTCGCAAGCGCGTCCACGGTATAGATACGGGCTTCCTTTAAAGAAGCCGCCATACTGCGACTAATTTCCGGCCACTCGGATAGGGGCGTACCGGACATGCTTGCGCTGGCTTTTTCGCTGCTCTTGAACTGTTCGATCATGGCGGCAAAACGCTCGTGCTGCATACCGAGAAGTGGCTCAGGATGGTTCATTTCCTTCGCAAAGGTACGCTCTACCTCAAACACGGGGCAAGCGCCGCTCGAACCGGGCGTAATGACCTCGACATAGATAACGTCATCGTAGATGGCGCGTCCATGTTTGTCAGAGAGAAAATTATTCTTGGCAACGTCATTCCAAATGCGTACTGCCGATCCGTCTGGACTACGATACTGCGGTTCGTTATCCATGTTACTACCTTTCTAAAAAGTGGCGGACACTTAATGTATCCGCCGAGTTTCCACGGGAGGGTCGTGGTATTAAGTGATCTGACCCTGTAGATGGGGGCGCGAAAGCGTTACGTACGCCTTGCTGGCCGCGGGCGTACCGATTGCCGACGATCCGCGCGCTCCGAGTATCTGACATCCGTTGACGGCTGCGTCGTCGATATTACCCGCCGTAGTGGTGAGGAATACCGTCGTATTTGCCGCGAAACCGGCAAGTACGCTCGCAACAGCCACGCCTTCGATCTGAAACCAACCGAACTTGCCAGCCACGATGGCGGCGGTAGCAAACGCGATGGGCCGACCAGTGTTCAAATGCGTACCACTGAGAGTACGTACGATCGCCTGTGCGCCGGGGCTAAGATCATACACAACGGCGTCGCCTTCAACTACACTAGCCACGCCGGGCAGGTAGATAAACGTGCCTTCGCCTTGCGTCGCATCGAAAAACTTTGCAATCGTACCGATTGCACAAGTTGCCGCATCGTCAATCGTACCCGGTACGGACAGGCCGAGGGGCGAATTAGCCCCCGATTTCCAATTTCCCATTTCTATTACTCCTGAATATGAGGAACTTTAAAGTACGCGACTTTCGCCGCGTACCCGATTAAGCGCGAAGTACGCCCTGCATCATGCCGCCAGAAAGCGTCATGTTACCGGCCCACCCGAGCAACTGGACGCTTGCGTCCTGATTGGTCGAGTACCGCTTGCTCTGACCGAGCGCAACATACCGGCGACGCGGGTGATGGCGAAGATACATGTAGTCCGTATTCAGGAAATACATGTGGTTCGTTGGGCAGGCGCCGCCGATGCCGCCGTCAAATACGACATCCGCCGACTGGTACTTCAAGCTCTCGAAGCCCGCCTGTGCCATCTTTTCAGACGTGAAACGCTGCTGCGGTAGCAACGCTTCCCAATACAGACGATAATAGTTATTATCGGCCAATACGAGGTCCGGCTTCTCAACACCGCGTACGAGGGTGAGCCACGTACGGTTCATGTAGCCGAGGATATTCGCAGTTGTCGCGGCTGCACCAAAATCGCCAACAGACGAATACGACTGGTTGCGCCAGAAAGACCAGTTAGCGCGATTGATGTTGCCGACAGTACCGACAGTATTGGAGTCCGAAACCAGCAGAGCAAGTCCGCCAATCGACTTGCCCGCATCGGACGTGCCATCGCCGTATACAGCTGCACCCATACGATTTTTCATCGTGCGTTCCGCGTTACCAATACGGCTTTCAAGCAAATCGATGAACTGCTCTTCGCCGCTGTTCATGATTTCCTCGAGGCCGGAGATACTGACGGCAACGGCGCACTGTTTCCAGTCGTATTCAGCGGCACTGAATACTTCCTGCGGCGCAATGTTCAAGGTATCGTACCCGGAATACCAGCCAAAAGTGCCGTTTTCTCCGAATTCGATCTCTTGTACAATTTTACGGCCACCATCGGCGGCCTTGGACTTGCCCTTCCGCTCCAAACGGTCGAGCAAAGCGTGCGACTTGGACACATTGTCCGCAAGCGTACGCGAGCGGTTCTCAATGGTCGTGGTCACGATTTCCGAAAGATTAGGTACGGACATTTTTAAAACTCCTGTTTAATTAGCCTGCACTTGCTACGGCTGCTCGTATCGTATCACGCAGCGAGCCACCCTGTACGTTGTTAGGCGTATTACCGCCCTGCGGTACGCCGGTAGGCAAACTTGACCCGGCTGCGCGTGCGCGTTTAGCCGCCTCCTGTTGTTCCGCTAACCGTGCGGCGCTAGCAGCTGTATCGCTTGCTGCTTGCATCTTAGCACGTACGCTCGGAGTACCCCAACAAGCGCGATCATACGCCTCTTGTAGTACTTGTGCGCGGGTCCATTCAGGGTGGGCAGACATTACAGCCTGTACAAATGGCAAAACGCTGTTGCCGAGTTCATCAAAATACGGGCGAAGTAGGGCACCATCCGCGCCTGTCTCCGTACCGAAAGAGATAATCTCGTTCACAATACCGTTATGTGCCGCTTGCTGCTGTTGCGTCGTTACACCGGTTAGTTGCTGCGTGAGGTCGGCTACTTGCTGCTGTAGCGCCTGCACTGTGGGATCAATAGGCTCTGCCCCGAATACAATTTCTTCGGCGTCAAGCCCACGTTGCTGTATGAAATACTGCACAAACTCCATCGGTTTCTCAGCCGCGAAATCCGATAGAGCGAGCAACTGGTTTATGGCCTGCGTGTCGGTCATACCGTTCAGCGCCCAAGGCTGACGCCGTGGTGCTATCATTTGCTCTATTGCTTCGTACCCGGCGAACCGAGTAGCTTTTTCATTCAAAGTCTCCATAGTACGTGCAAAGCTTGTTTGCAGTTCCGCCGGGAGGGAGTTGAATATTTGTGCTTCCTGCGGCGATAGTCCGGCAGGAACGGGTACTGCGCTAGGCTTCGCATTCGGATCGACGGGTGCGACTTGCGCATTCGGATCAACGGGTGCGGCTTGCGCAGCGGGGTCTTTTGGGGCGAACTGACCTTTTTCGTCACGGTTTACACCATCTTTCGACGCTGCGGGCGGTGTTTGATCCTCACCTTTTAAAGCACTCGAAATCTGGTCGCGAAGGCTTTTTGTGGCGGTAGTATCAGTAGACTGCTGCACGTCCGTACGCGTCTCAACACGCGATGGATCAATACTGCCTTTATCCGCTGGCACGACATCAGTATTGCCAGTGCCGTTAAGGTCAGATATAATGTCAAAATTCTCGTCTGCCATGTCTATGCCCTCGCTTTTAATTGCTCTATTGAGCGTTTTATATCTCTGCCTATACCAGTAGGTGCGCTCTCAGTACGTTGCGGAAAGCGTTCATTTCCTACTTCTATAAGGCCGTGCGTGCGTATGTGGTCCCGGTGCTGAGAACGGCTACTTATGCGTGATCCATCTACAACAGAAGTGTACTCGCCTATATCACGCATGACCATCGCGGAACCGTCCCCAAGAGCTAACCCTGAATAGTCACCGCCACACTCGGGGAGGATGTAGTTACGCCCATCATATCCCTTATACGTATGTATGACGGGCACTGACCGTGCGTGGCCCCGAACGGATACATAGGTCTTACGCCCATCGTACCCTTTCGGAAACTCGTATAGGTCAAAATCTTCGGACAACTTAGCCTCCATTAAGCCTTTAAAAATCAATCTTCGCTGCCCGTCAAGCCCTCTTTTTCTCGGGCCGCAGCGGCCTCCTCCCGATCCGCACTTGCGTTTGCATCGGCACGATCCATGCGGTCGTACTCTTGCTCATGTCCTGCTTCGGCCATTGCGGCACTGTGCGCCGCAGCCTGTGATGCCGCCTCTTGTGCGTCCTCACGTGTATCCGCATCCTGCTGCTTAATATTTAACTCTTGCTCTTTAACAGCAACTTCCCGCTCACGTAGCTCTAGCTCACGCTCCTTAAGCCAAAGCTCCTGCATCTTTTCGTTATGCCGATTTTGCTCTGCCGTACGCTCGTTTTCAATACGTGCAGCATCGTTACTGGCTTTAGCGTTCGCTTCTGCCTGTGCAACTTGGCTATCGGCGGCTATACGCGCCTGATCCGTACTAGCCCGTATCTGTGCAACCTCTTTTGTTGCCGCCGCTTTTGCCGCATGGCCGTTAGGGTCTTGGTTTTCCTGTTGCGGAGGTTTATTGGCAAGTACTTTCTGTACTTTTTCAAATTCCTCTTCAATCGGTCGCGATGACGGAAACGTACGTACGGTAAACATGAGCATCGCTGCAAGCAGCGGGCCAAGTTCAGGCGTAGCTTGTGCAGCGGGTACTGCTTGTTGCAAAAATGCACCCGCTGCACCGAGAAAGTCCATACGGTCCTTACGTTCCGCTTCTTCATCGGCAAGTATGGTACTGTCAGTCTCTATATCCACAAGCGCACAGCGCTTGCCTTCTTCGCGAAGAACCGCAACAGCGCTTTTAAAGCGATTAATAACTTCTCCGGCCTGCGGATTAGTGCCTATCTCTTCGGGCGTAGGGAAGTCTATGCCGCCATACATCGCTATGGTCGCTTCGGAGCAATGCTCCGATATAATCTCACCTGCAATACTAATTAAGTCGCGGGCGAAACGCTGCACTTCTTTCTGCATACGCTTAACACGCGCACTGGCCCAATTGGCTTTAATGTTCTGCGCGCCAAGCGTTTCAGATGCCTTCGATACACCACGCACAATATCCGAAAAACCAGTTATCTCGTATATTTCGGCTTTGCAAATTTCGCGAGCTTGCAAAGTCTGCGCTAGTACGTTCGATACTTGCTCAATCGGTAGCCATTCAATACTGCCTTTAATGCCGCCATTCTGCGCAAACTGTACCCAAGACTGCACCGCCACCATCTTGTTGTCGGTATTTACGCCAAGTATGTTCGCAAGCTCGGCCTGTGAAGCGTCGTACACACCAACCACTTTTAAAGCTTCTGTAAGAAGCCGTATACGGCGTGTTAGCTGATTAAGCGTCTCCGCCTGTGACTTGTATTGCGAGTACAACGCACGTGGTACAAACGAACGTGTATTAGAGACCGCACGTAGCGGGCGCGGGCACGGGAAAAAGTTTTTCAGTTTCAGAGGGTCTGGTTTTACGTCTAGTACGTCCTGCGCAAAAGTTTCGCAGTACCAGATTACAGACTTGGAATTTTTATCCCATATTTCCCATACCTCTACAGTTTCGCGCTCACCATCCGTATCCCGACTGTTGCCGCTTTCGCGCATAGAGTAGGCCACAGCGTTTGCTATCTCCTTTCCGAAGCGTTTGACCATCTGTTCCTTGCTTAGCCAGCAACGCTTCGCTACCCAAGGCACAGTACGCCAGCCCCGCGATACGCCGACCATGAAATCTTGCCAGTACACGTACTCAAAGCACACTGTTTCATCCAGTAGCTTTTCTGTAACCGTACCGGCCTCGTCCTTCTCTTCCCCGAAGATAGGTTCATACCGTACCCATCCAACGGCGAGGCCCGGTAGCAGCAAATCCTCCGTAGCGTTCTCTAAAAGATCGTCAAAATCGCCTTCTTCGGAAATATACTGCAAATTCGATTGCAGTATTTCAACAGCGTCCCGTACAGACTGTTTGGCTCTGTCCTTGTGACGTAGCTGTACTTGGGCCTTTGGTGTCTGTGCGTACAGATTAGGACGGATAGTCTCCGTAGATGAATACAAAATGTTATACTTATCCCGATAGGCCATATTGGTTTCACCGCGCTGCAAGCGGTACTCATCGATAACCCTATCGCCGTCTTTCCAAAACGTATCAAAGCGCTTTTTTGCCTTATTAATCTCATCGCACCAGTACGCGCGACGGCTAGATACTTCGCCCACGTCAGCCATAGTGTTCACTCCAAAACTCGTCGTTTGCCTGCCATAGATCATTCATTGTGGCGTTTTGCAATAGCTTAAATTCCGGCTCTTTCGGCGGTGCCGGTCTCGGTCTACGCCACGGGCGAGACATAAAGCCGTACCGCAACGTATCCGGCGCGTGGTCCTCACCGTCCGTATCGCAATCTTCGGGATCGTTTAAATCATGCTGTAGCGCCGGTAGCGTTCTGATTATGTGTACGCACGTTTTAAATACGTACCACATAGGTTTACCAACGCCATAGTTGGTGTTTATGTCACCGTCTACGCCGCACAATCTATCCCGTACCATATCCCACCCAGCGATACGGTTATTATCAGCTTTTCGAAAAAGTACGCCCTCTGTCGCCATACGTTCTGCATGTGATGGGCCGCTATCTTTGCTAAAGGCAGACGGGTCAAGTACGCCGTATACTATCTTGTCGCCTGTTTCAGCTTTCTTTATCTCTTGCGCTACCCTATTGGCGGGCCACCGAACACCTGTATTTGGCGTACCGTTCCAGCCGTATAGCTCTCTGTACGTAACTAAGCTACCGGCAGGGAGATACGGGCCGTTCTCTACTTGATACCCATCCGAACATACGGCATGCCATAGTACGCAAAACGGGGAAGCGCTGCCCCAGTCCATGCTTCTGAACCTAGTCCAATGCTCGGGTATTTTAAAAGGTTCCAATACGTGTTTCTGCACGCTAAATTCAGGAAAATACGCACCAGTTATAACATCCCAGTCGCCCTCTAACCACGCTCTGACTAGCTCTGGCGAGCCTATTTCACGCAGGCGAGCAATATAACCCGGATCGTTCTCTAGAAGTTTTTTATTGTCGTACACTTTTGACGGTATAAACATCTTTGTAGTTACGTAGCCGTCTTCGTCCGTATTCTCGATCAACTCAAACCCTTTCGGGGCGGGATCAACAAAATACGCTTTAACTTCATGGTGGCCCACACCACCGGGGTTAGCGGAACACCGTATGCGCTTAAACTGTACTCCGTGCGCACTACGCAAGCATGCTTTCAGCTTCTTATATGACTTAAGATTGGGCCAGTTGGTTAGCTCATCCCACCCTATCCATGTATACTGGTGGCCTTGGTACTTATCGCAGTCGCTTTCAGTCTCTACGTGGCGCATCTTTAAAGTAGCGCCTGACGGAAACACAAAAGTCTTATCCGCAATCTTGTACACGGCACCTAACGGCCCGTATATCTCTTTTGCGCGCGTTATGAGTTCTTCTAGTTCCGGGTACGAACGTCGAAATACAATACCGCGCCATATAGCGCCTAAGTGTACGTCTTGAAGAAAATCCCCAAGCAGATAATCTGATTTACCGCCACCGCGTGCGCCGCCGAACATCAACTCGGTCGCAAACTGCGCGCCGATAGCAAGCGACTGCGGCCCCGGCTGCGGCTCCCATAGCGACGGCCCGCCGTTATGCCCTATGCCGGGGCTATACTGGTTCATCCGAGGTAGCCGCCCCCACCCCTGCGGGCCGCTATCATGGCCTGTAGGCGGCTCGAAAAGGCTTGTGGATCAAAACCCCGCGCTTGCATCCGGTTGACCATGAAATTGCCCTGTGCGGGCATCTGCGAGGCCATCATGCCGCTTTGGGTAGGCACCGCCCCCATAGCGCCAACCGCCGCCCCGATCTGCGGCGTTTGCGCCCGTTTCATTTGACCACTGGCGAACATTTGGGCCATCTGCTGCGCTAGTTGCTCATTCATACCGTACGCTCCCTATAGCTCTATACCGGTAAAAGGCTTTACCTCAACAAACTCAGCGTCCACAACCTCTATATTCGGCGCGGGTAGAGCTTCTTTAGGCTTCTCTAGCGTCGCTTTTTTCATAGCGAGCCACTGTTCGTAGTTTTCGGCACGCGGCATGACATTTGCGATATTTACTGTAACGTGCGC